ATAAGTTTCAAGTTGAACAGGACAATCATCGATTCTTTCCAGCCAAATGGTGATTGATGTAATTCATAATCAATACCATGTTTAACTAAAAAATCACGCATACCTCTTCTTCCTCTTTCTGTTTGAAGAAGTTTATCATTGACACAAAAGTTTAAAATAATATATGCACCAACTTTACCGTTCTCTTCAAAACGAGAACCTTCAATTCTTTCTTTAATTTTCTTTACCTTTGCTTTACCCATTGATTCAGTAAGTTCATCAATGGCACTGATTGGTAATTTTACATCACTAATATCACGACCACGTTTAAGTGTGATCTTATAAAGCTTTCTTGAACCTTTGGCATATTTCTCAACTACTTTTTCACTTGTTGTCAAATATAAACCAGGTCCATATTCTTGTCTTTTTGAAGCAGGTACTTTATCAAACATGTCAGGATGTAAAGTACCTCTTGGTGTAAGTTCTAAATTACCACCATGATACATTTGAATTGTAGCTGACTCTGTTAAATAGTCTTCGAGTATAAGTTGAAATTCTTTCATATGTTTTACATGCAGAATATTTTACCTTCAAATTCATCGAACATCTTTTCAACATTTCGAACACCATTCGAAATCATGTTCTTCATATAACCTTCTGCTTGTTCTGCAACATATTCATCTGTTAGAGCAAGATTCAATCCCATAAAGTTGATTTTCTCTGGTAACTTTCCAACAAAACGATAAGGCAATGCACCTGGTTCGTCATCTTCTTCCCAAACGTTTCTGCTGTTTTCAGCATACCAAACAAATGCTACAAAAAGGTCATAGATATATTCGAAATATCTTTCCTTCCTTACTACTGCTTTTGTTCGTTTTGCTTTTCCTTGGGCGTGTGCTTCCGTTCTTTTTGCAGAATTGAAGTTACCAAACTTGGTGAAGAATTCCCACAAGCCTTCATTTGGAAACTTATCTCTTGCAATATTTCTTAGAACCTCTTTTCTTTTCGCTTCTAAATTTTGATAGCGACTGTCACTCATTTCGCCATATTTGTCTTCATCAAGTAGATAATTTGATTCCATAAAATCGTAAATATCTCTTCGTATTTCATTTACAAACTTTTCTGCAAACTTATCTCTTGTAAGAGTACCTGCATTAAAGGCATGGCCCATACGATGTAACAAAATCCAAGGTGTCATACCAATCTTTGAATCACCAATGTTTGTTGTATATACAATAGTGATAGAATCTTTTGATTTTGCTGTCGGCTGGAGGTCATTTGAAATATAGCCCATCTGCTGTAGATATTGAACCATCTTTTTATTTTCTGGACGATTCAATTCATACTTACTAAGCTCACCTTTCTCATGATAGTTTTTACTACCTTGAAAGTCTGCGAATACAAAGTTAAATTTATGCTTAAATGCCTTAAAGATTTTGACAAGCTTTTCTTTATTCTTTGGATTTTGAATAAGCTTCTTATCTGTTCGGCTAAAAGATGATACTCGTTCACCTTTTTTATTTGTTACATATCTACCTTTGGAATCTTTTCTTTCTCCTACGTCACGATCATCATAGTTATCTAATGGTGCTTCTGAAAGAAAGCCTTCTAAAATTGTTTGAAATGTTTTCATTTTTAAATTACTTGAGGAAATACATCAAAGATTACAAGACAAGATGCTGCCATAAAACCGAAAGTTAGAATCATCATTGCAATAAAACTTCGCCTTGCGAGAGTTTCACCACCATCACGAATGTCAAGAGCATCTTTCCATTCGAATCCGTAACTCTTGTGTACACCTTTATGTGGATTATGCATGTTGCCTTTTGATTAAAGTAATAGTACTATTTATGCTTCCTCAAAAGTTATATTCATTTCATTCTCATATAAAGGTAAAACTGACATTTCAAACATTTGCTTATGTGTAATTGCAAAACCTACATCTCCATTTTTCCATGTGTGTGGTGTTGCCTGCAAATAGAAGTCATTGCAAGGCACCATACCATACATATAAAGTTTTGAGAAGTCAGGCGTTGTATCACAAAATACATAATAGTCTGTACCACCATCAATACCCCACCAATTTTTTACATAATGTGGTATGTTATATCCTCGCCAGTGTTCTGGCTTTGGACCGTTACCTGTTTTATTCAGAGATGTTTTAATATCAATCTTATATTCATCTAAAAGGAAATCATACTTTGTAGCTTTATCTTTATGTTCAGTATGATATCTGGCGGCAGGGAAGAGATCATCGAATACAACTTCACCGATATAGCCAGAATAAATGCCAAGAGGATCAATCGTGTATTTTGAGTGTACAACCTTTTTCTCAGCATCGGCCCGGCTTCTTGCCAACTTTCTTTGATTTTCTGAGACATCGAATTCATAATAGTATTCACCTTTGTACATGTTATTCCTTTACTCTAATCATCATAAAATGTTTCCACCAGGGTTTATAACCTGTCAATATCCAAATGATTATGTTTTTTCGAGTTTGTAATTCTTTAGCCCAGCCAACTGGTGATTCTTGAATCAGATGATTCATTTCTGCTGTATGACCAGGCTTGAATTCAACATTCTTGGTTTTATAATATAACCAAATACGATAGAATATAAACACTAGTTTTTAAATTGCTTTTCAAATTCATGTAATCGTTTCCAAACAGAAACAAGTTCAACAATTTTAAGCCATGAACGAATAATATATTGAAGAGATTCTGCTACTTTACCAAATGCTCGTACAGTCTGCGATACTACACCAAGAGTGATCGCTCCTGTTACAATTGTTGGTGCAAGTGCCACATATGGAACTATAACCATAGCTTGCAGATAACTCCACTTAGCAATATTAAAATAGAAATAATGACGATACGATTTATAATGTATTGTTTGTACATTGTGAAATAATCTCCCAATGTGATTGTTATCTGCTTTTGTTTCATCATCTTCACCGAAGACAAGTTCTTTACGATAACTGGCTTCCTCTTTCTGAATATCATATTCGATACCGGGAAGTTTTGAACCAACTAAAGATAACAGAACTGTTCCACCTAAAGCAGTAGTGAGAGCAACCCAAACAAGACCACGCTCAACTTCGCCAAAGAAAGGTAAGACTTCAACACTTGCGGAAAGACCGTATAGGATAGGAATAAAAGCAATCAACATCAATACAGATTCAAGAAGACCAACTCCTAAATCTTCTGTCAATCTTGCAAACTTTAATGTATCTTCTTGAACACGTTGAGAAGCGCCCTCAATTGTTCTCGCCTTATGCCAATTCTGCTGATAGTAATCAGCCATTGATTTGCGCCAACGAAAACAATAATGATTCACAAAGAATCCGTTAAACACAACATTAACTACAATGTAGATTGCGGCAATCTGAAAGAATACTAACAATTGATCGTTGAACTCATCAATTGTTACTGCACCGGGAGTTGCTAATGCCTTTTGCAAAAGGTCATAAAAGGCACCAAACCATTCATTAATCTGAACATCAAGTTGTACAGAATACCAAACAGAACCAAAAATAATAAGAGTGCCTAGAATTGACCAATGCCAATAGGACTTATCAAGAAAGAAGCGGAACATAAAGAATCCTTACTTATAGAATTGTTCTTTAAAATCATCATATACATTCCATGCTTCTTTACTTCCCTTTTTTATTACCTTTTCAACACAAGTTTCTTGTGCTATCTCACGCTTTTTTATATCTGCTTCCATGGCGGCAAGAAAGTCTGTCTTGAACAATAATACCGCCAGGAAGAAACCGAAGATAAAAAAGAATAATGAATAAATCAATGATTTCATGTATAATCAGAAATTAAATCCATAACAAAGTCACTAGCCTCACTGGCATAATCAACACCTACTTCAAATATATATTGAATATTTTCGAGTGTCACCGCTTCAAGGACAACTTCACCAGGAATGATGTTTGTCAATGAGAAAACATATCCCAGAAAGAAACCAAACAGCAAAGAAATAATGTTTCGAAACGGAGCGAGGATGATGTTCAGTAAGGCTGCCATAATATAATCTCACTTAGATTAAAAAAATTAGTCAGAAAATCTGACCGTGTCGAACAAATGCTCAACATGATCAGATCATATCAGACCGGCAGGTAATGTCAAGAAGTTTTTTACTCCTCGGCTAATTTCTCAAAGAAAGATAAATCATCATCGTCATCCTCGGTGGTGACTTTCTCTTTCTTCTTTGGTTTTTCAACCTCAGCTTTTGTCTTCTCTACGAAAGAAGGCTTTGCTTTTTTCTCAACAGCAGCAATCGCCTCATCAACAGCAGCAACGGCAGCCATTGCAGCATCAGAAACTGGTGCATCAGATTTACCAGTCACTACTTGAGTGAACCGCTTGTTCAAGTCATCATAGGACTTGTAATAGTCTGTAGCAACAAACTCTTGTAGGGAATGCTCTGAACGCCAGATGGCTTCCATTTCATCTTCATTATCCGCAAGTTCAGTTGGTGAATCAAATGAGGACTTATCATAAGTGATATAGCCGTTTTCTCGACGCATTCGCAAACGGAAGTTGCAGCCTTCAAGAAAATCAAAAACATCAACCGGATCTTCGGGCTTCATATCTTTGAATTCTGGTTCAGGCGGATTAATTTTATCTTGAATGAATTCAAAGATTTTTGGTCCATATTGGAACAAGAATACTTTGCCTTCATTGCCTGGGTTTGCAGGATCAGAAACAACGAGAATGTTTGAAACGTATTTCATTTTTCGCTTACGATCTCTTGCAAGCTTTTCATTCTCATCACCACCTTCTGACCACAGAAGGTTGTTTGCTTCACAAATCGGACATTTGCCACCTACACTTGTAGGACAATTGTCAATCAACCAGCCATGAGGTCCTTTAAACTCATGACGGAAATACTTTACATATTCATCTTCCTCTTGTGGTGGAGGAGGAAGAAAACGAATGATAGCAGAACCGACACCATCTTTCGCCTCAAGTCTCCAGAACCGTGTGTCTTCATAGCTTGTAGATTTAGCTTCTTTCTCAAGCCTTGCTTGCATTGCAGGAAGACGATTCTTTCTTGCTTTCAGTGCATCTTTAAAACTCATTGGCGCTCTCCTAAAATAGGTTAATAATAATCGACTGGACGGGTCACTTGATCATATCATAGAATAAAAGAGATGTCAAGAATAAAATACATCTCTTGTAATTTTTTTCAAATCGCCACTTTCAATTGGTTTCAGAAAATGGGAGAGTTTTACAAGGCGATTGCTCAACTTGGGATAAATCACCTTTTCAGTTACCGTAGATTTAAATTTTTTCGAAAATTGTAACACTTGATCCATATATAAAACTGTTTGAGGACTGACATCATGACGAATGATTAACTTATATATCAAAGGTAGTTCTGCATCATTCACAAGAAATAATTTATCGAACTTATACGCCTTTCGAGATATATATCTTTCAATTTCAACTAGCTCCTCTTTGTAGAAATACATTGGTGAAGTCTGATAACTTTTCCAATATTTCCATAATTTAACATAGTCATCAGTAAGAAAGTAATCAATGTTTACTTTCGGATTGTGAAATAGACCGGGAATAAAGAAATCAGGAAAATCGGTCTTGTATTTTCCTTTTGAAATGATCGTATATGGTACGATATCTTTGAAATGTTGTTTGTTTACTTTTCCATTATATTTAAAATAATTATAATTCTTTGTGCTGAAGTGTAATTTAATAGCCTGATACTTTTCTTTTATTTCCTCTGGCGTTGCCAAAGATGTCTGGAAACTTCCTCGTTTTTGGTAAAAAGTGTAATTGCTCATATTCCTCCCGCAAATCTGCTTTGAGTTTACCAGATACAAAAGGTGAAATTGCCTCATAGTCTATATTATGTTCTTCAACATATTGTACAATTACTTCAATTAAACTTTGTTTTGTCTTTCTTTTCTTAACATAGATCTTCTTTTGAAAGCTTTCTGCAGTTTCAAACATTTATTTACTCTCCATAGTAGTTTGATTATCCGTAATAGAATTTTCATAATATTCGATTAATCCTTGTTGTTGTAAAATATAACGCTTAATCTCAGCCACATTCAATGCTAATTTTTCGTAGTCTTTAACTTCAAGTGCATAAAAGACCCAGAAGGTTCCCTGCTCATTCTGTAAACGTTCGGAAAAAGCAGGCAACGTATCTGGCGTAATTACATACCAAACCAAGTCTTTATTTAAACGAAGTCCTTTTGGTCTTGCTTGTATAGGTATATTCTTTTCTACAATTTTAGTTTCGACAATAATCTTTGGTTCAGGAACCGCAGGTGTCGGTGGAGAAAAAATACTACATCCATATAGTACACTAATTGGTAGAACTTGTAGCAGTAATGTCTTCAAGTTCTTGAAAAATTTTTGCTGTAGCATTGTTGATTCTTTTTTCAATTAAACCAGGTTTTTTTGCAGAAAGTTTTGTGAGGTCATGATTATTCAATTTTTCACGCAATTCATCACCATACTGTTCCGCTTTTTGCAATTTAGTTTGCAAGTTTCGGTTTTCTCTTTCATAGATTTTATTTTGCTCCTGCAGCTTTTCAATACTTGCTGTAGTAGTTTCCATTGCAGATTGCAATCGAACTGAGTTTTCTTTTGCTAATTCAAGCTCACGCTCCATACTTGTATATGTATTGTATGCATACCAACCGGTTGCACCAAATGCGGCAAGTAAAGAGATAATAAAATATAATTTAGATAATAACATGTGGTCTGTATATACCTTCAGGATTATATGTTAAGACTTCTTGTATTTCTTCAGAGTAATCTAATAGTCCATAACACCAGACATATTCCAACTTATTATTTAGTATTGTCGGATATAAGAACTTTTTATATAGATCATCATCTTGGTCTCGGAATCCTTCCAAGGCGTCAAGTCGACATGTAGTTTCAATATCATCATCTTTTACTAAAAAGATTTCACCATGAACAAGTTCATTCGATGTCAATAATTCATTTTTTACTTGTTCATTTATTTCATCAGAGTGTTCATAATAGGTCTGATTATTTTCAACTAAATTTAATGAAGCCATTTTCTTGATATATTTTTGATCTGGAATTAAAAAAGGAATTCCACTACCTTCATACATCTTACCGAAAACTTTGGCTTCTGCAACGAATCTGGCACGGTCACGAATTAAACGATAATTTGAATAATTTCGTTTGAGTGTGCCATAAAAGAAATATAACATCAGAACATATCTTTATATATAATATAACCGGTCAGACCAGAAACAAGTGCCATTAATGCAATAACAAATCCCATAAGCAAATTATAATCATCTTCTTTAGTCTGAACATAATCTTTTAAAATATCTTGAGTATTGAAATTTGCTTTTTCAGTTGTAAAGATTGATTGTTCCTCTGTCTGCTCTACTTCAACTTCTCGACGAAATGTTACTCGACGATCAGATTTTCTACGATCCATATTTGGATTTCGACGATCACCCATACGCCTTGGACCATGTCGACGATCATTTGTTACTGGTATGTTGTTAACTCTTCGGTCAACTAAAACTCTACGTCCTTGTTGTTGTTTTGCTTCAACAACCTTATCTTCAAGGTGTTGTGCAAAATCTTTGGCATCTTGTTGTGTTAACATAAACTGTAAATGTGGAAGGGAAAAAGAATAAGATATTAAACAATATTCAACAAACAACCGGCAAAATACAAGCGACACTTATGGTCCACACTACGCCTACAATATACAACTCTATTTTTGGCGAGTCACAAAGGGCCATTGTCTGGGTATAGTTGGTTTGTGCTTCCATTGGAAGTATATCTTAATTACAGTCTCCCTATCCACTCAGATAGATTAAAGAAGATCCTCTCTTTCAAGAATTTCAACTTCTCTATCTGACAGAGAGATTTTGATCGAGACA